CACCATCTTTGAGGCAGCAATCAAATCTAAGGTTGCTGAAATTAAAGAAGATCTACAGGCAGCATATGAAGTTGCACTTGTAGAAGAAATCGAAGCAATCAAAGAAGGTCTTACTGACCGTGTTGATGCTTATCTTGAGTATGTTGCTGACGAGTGGATTCAAGAGAATGCACTCGCAGTTGAGCACGGTCTTAAGACCGAAATGACCGAATCATTCCTTGCTGGAATGAAGGGTCTTTTTGAAGATCATTATGTTTCAATCCCTGAAGATAGATATGATGTAATCGAGAGTATGGTAGATAAACTAGATGAAATGGAGTCAAAACTCAACGAGCAAATTCAAAGAAATGTTGCTCTGAATAGAAGATTAGCAGAGTCGGTTGCTGATGTAATTTTTGCAGATGTCGCTGAGGGTCTTGCACTTTCTCAGAAGGACAAACTCGCTTCTCTCGCTGAAAATGTTGAGTTTGAAAGTGAAGCAGAATATCGTGAGAAACTGGCAACTTTAAGGGAATCTTATTTCCCATCTAGAGGTACTAGTGCTCAAAGAGATTACTCAGAGAATTTATCTGAAAGCACAGATGTGCAACTCCAACAACCAGAAGTTTCTGGAATTATGGGAGCATATTTACAAACTCTGAGTAGAGTTTCTAAAAAGTGATTTTTAGATTATAAACACTCAAACAACAACAATTTTTAAAGAGGTAAAATCAAATGCAAATGTTCAATGCGGAACAATTGCAGGAGAAGTGGGCACCAATCCTTGATTATCAAGGAATGGATCCGATCCAAGATTCACATCGCAGATCAGTAACCGCTATCCTGCTCGAAAACCAAGAAAGAGAGCTCCGTGAAGAGCACACTTTCCTTTCAGAAGCTCCAACCAACTTCACTAGCACCAGCACTGCATCTGGCACTGGTCTTAGTGGTAGCAGCACTGGCGCTATGCAAGGTTTCGACCCTGTTTTGATCTCCTTGATCAGACGCGCAATGCCTAACTTGGTCGCTTATGACCTCGCAGGCGTTCAACCAATGAACGGTCCTACTGGACTCATCTTCGCAATGCGTTCAAGATACAACAACCAAACCGGCACTGAATCTCTGTTCAACGAAGCAGATTCAGCATTCTCTGGTCAGGACAGCGGATTCAATCTTACTAACGGATTCACCAGTGGTTCTGTTGGTCTTGGTACTACTACTCAACGTAATTCAAACCCAGGTCTTCTAAATCCTGAGTCGGGTCAAACTGCAACTACCTACAACGTAGGTCAGGGCATGAGAACTGATGATGCAGAAAACCTTGGTCAAGGTGCTGGTGACTACTTCAACGAAATGGCATTCTCAATTGAGAAAGTCACCGTTACTGCGAAGTCACGTGCTCTGAAAGCTGAGTATTCACTCGAACTCGCTCAAGACCTCAAGGCAATCCACGGTCTGAATGCAGAAGCTGAGTTGGCAAACATTCTCTCAACAGAGATTCTTGCCGAAATCAACCGTGAAGTTATCCGTACCATCTATGGCGTTGCTGAGTCTGGTGCTCAAGCAAACGTTGCTACCGCTGGTACTTTTGACCTTGACGTTGACTCCAACGGTCGTTGGTCAGTTGAGAAGTTCAAAGGACTTATCTTCCAAATCGAGCGTGATGCTAACGCAATCGCACAAAGAACTCGTAGAGGAAAGGGTAACATGATCCTCTGCTCGGCAGACGTTGCTTCGGCACTCACCATGGCAGGTGTTCTTGATTACACCCCAGCTCTTAACGCTAACCTCAACGTTGATGACACTGGCAATACTTTTGCTGGTATCCTCCAAGGTAAGTATCGTGTTTATATCGATCCTTATTCGGCAAACGTTGCTTCTAACCAATACTACGTTGTTGGTTATAAGGGTTCTTCCCCTTATGATGCTGGTTTATTCTACTGCCCATATGTTCCTCTCCAAATGGTTCGTGCCGTTGGTCAGGACACCTTCCAGCCCAAGATTGGCTTCAAGACCAGATATGGTATTGTTGCTAACCCATTCGCTGAAGGAACTACTGCTGGTGCAGGTCGCATCCAGATGAACTCTAATCGTTACTACAGAAGAGTTCGTGTTGACAACCTAATGTGATCTCGGTTCACATATCTTCTCAGACCTCCCGCAAGGGGGGTCTTTTTTTATCTAAATACTAAAAAACCTCAGATAAATGAAATCTTATAGGGAATTTTGTAGAGATGCAAATATTATAGAGAATTTGAATTTAGTTGCAAAATCTAATAAACCAAAATCTTCTAGTGAAGTTCTTGCATATAAAAACTATCAACCAGGATCTCTTGATAAATCTACTGGGAAGTTTACGCAAAGAGCACATAGTGATGCAGAGCAAAGTAGATATGGTTGGAAACCAGTTAATGTAAGTTCCTACAGTAAGGCAGATACTCCAGGACCATTAACTGCAAGTGGAGATAAGTTTCACGATAAAGCAAAACTGGTTGCGGTTCCTTATGCTTCCAAAACCAGTTCCAAACCATCTATACCATTTGGGACAAATTTGCAAATGACTAGGGCACCAGGAACAAAGGCTCCTGTGGCAACTACTAAGGTTTCAGATACTGGAAACTTTGGTGCCGCTGGTGATTATAATAAATCAACAAGTTTTGATCTTGCAAGACAAACTGCAGCAGATGTTTCGGGTAAACCAAACATTACTTCACAAGAGTTTGGTAAACAGAAAGTTTACGTTAGAAATTCACCTGCACCTACAGTATCTACAAAAACTAAACCAACAAAATAAGAGGATTAAGTGATGGCATCTTCATTAGCAAATCAAATACAAAATAGAAACTTCTTATCTCCGGTTGGATTTAAGTTTAGTTTAGCAAAAGAACCAAAGGTAGTATTTTTTTGCAATTCTACAAGAATACCAGAGATTACTTTGCAAACCAATATTCAACCATCGTATCTTAAAGATCTAGATGTTCCTGGTGAAAAACTTTCTTATGGAGATTTGAATTTAAGATTTCTTGTTGATGAAAATTTAGAAAACTATATGGCAATTCATAATTGGTTAACTGGTCTTGGATATCCAGAAACAACAGGACAATATGCAGATTTAATTATTGAGAATGGAATTAGGGATCCAAAAGATGCTTTTAGTGATGGGACATTGCACATTTTAAATAGTAACTATAAAGATAATGCTGTTGTAAAGTTTAAAGACTTATTTCCCGTTTCCTTATCTTCACTTGATTTTGATTCTACACTTACAGATATTCAGTACTTTACAGCAGAGGTATCTTTCAAGTATACTGTCTATAATATCCTAGGAACCAATAACCAACCTCTATGAATCTTGATGAAATTCAGGAGATGTGGCAGAGAGATTCTGTCATCGATCCAGACAACCTACACGATGAATCACTAAAAATTCCTCAACTACATTCCAAATACTATACCATCTACAATACAATTACTCTTCTTCGTGAGAAGGCACGAGAAACCTATAATAGAGTGCGTCTAGAACGCTACAACTACTACACAGGAAAGGCACCAGCAGAGGTCTACGTAGAGGACCCATTTCCGTATAAGGTGAGGGAGAAGGACGCAATAGAGAGGTATATGAGTGCCGATGAAAGACTTTCTAAAATTGATTTGAAGATAAAATATTATGATATTATGCTTAAGTTCTTAGAAGAAATTATTAAGACAGTTTCTAATAGAACTTATCAAATAAAAAATGCTATTGAGTTTATGAGATTTACTGCTGGATATAATTAATTGGGGAGGCAGAAATGCCTCTTTTTTATTGCCAATAAATACCTATAACTGATATTATATGAATGTCACATTTGATTATATCAAAAAAGAATGAGGTGTATTTAACTATTCAAGCAGAACCTCATATCTATTATGAATTAAGAGACGCATTTCAATTTGAGGTTCCAAATGCTAAGTTTTCCCCATCTTATAAAAATAAATGGTGGGATGGTCGTATATATTTGTTTAATGTAGATACAAGAGAGATTTATATTGGACTCTTAGACAGAATTATTAGATTCTGCGAAGATCACGAATATACATACGAATTTGCAGACAATAAGTTCTATGGTCTTCCTTTTGAGATCAATGAGAACATCTCAAAGGAAGGTGTGAAAGATTATATGACTGCAATCAGTAGACACGCCCCACGCGACTACCAAGTCGAGGGAGTATACGACGCCTTGCGACATAATCGAAAATTATTGATATCTCCAACTGCTTCTGGAAAGTCGTTGATGATATATTCTGTTGTGAGATATTACGTTGAGAGACAACAAAATATTCTGATAGTTGTCCCAACGACTTCCCTTGTAGAACAAATGTATAAAGATTTTGCAGATTATGGATGGGATGTTGGTTCATA